CCTCCCTGCGGGGGAGGCTCTCTGGAGAAATGAGTCCAGAAAGTACGCATTAAAGACCCGAACATTTAACCCATGTTTGGGGCGTCTCCCTATCCCTAGGCGAAAGTGTGCCGAAGTTAACATCTCGGTGGCACCAGATTGGTGCGATCAAGATTCGTCTTGGTTGAGCTAATCCAACCCTACGCCTTGGGCCTGCACTTTTCAATGCTTATTAAAGCAATACCCCATAGGTTATGGGGGTGCAGGAACCCTAAATAGTCCAAAGGGTGGAAGGGCTTGTGCCCTATCCAATATGGAAAATTCAAGACTCCAGTCAATCGTCATCGGGAGTATCCCTCAAACGAAAGTGAGAGGTAATCGGACGTAGACAGATGTTGCTCCGGGCATCTGAGAGTGGCTGGTACCTGGGCGAGACTAAACAAAAGTCAAGCGGTAGATTAAAGTATCTACTGGTGGTACATACCATCCCAGAGCCTCGTGGCCGGATATGATAATGTTGCGTAAGGTTCCTTAGAGGGAAGTTACTGGCATACCTTCGAGTATTACACTCTTAGAATATGTTGACGAATGAAACTCTCTGGAAACACGGAGCCCGAGAAGGGTTTGTACGTGAGTACCAGCAAAAATGCTCCCGATTCCTTAGGAAAGATAGGGCGCTATCCACGACCAGGCAAACAGAATTAACCGTTCCTGGATTAGCACAAGTGGCACCGGAGGATCTCACGTTCAGAGTTGTTAACTCTGACCGTGAGTGAAACTGTGGCATGGACGAGGGTCCACCTTCACAGCCTGGCCACCCCTCACGGGGAAAGGCAGGTTCCCAGAACCCAACTTCCTTTTACTCACATCTTATTTCTAAAATGCTTTCAAATTTCATTGGTTTCCGGGGTTTTCAAACCTCAGTGGCTCGCTACGATGAAACTCGGTATCTTATTAACGGTATCGAGATGACGACTAGCGATGTTCACAAAGTGCACCCTACGGATAGAACCGTAGCCCATTGGGCAGTCTTAGTTGACTGGGATCTCCAAAGAACACGACAATACGTTGTTGTGGATCCAATGGACCCACAAGGTCTGTTGTATCATAATTCTGCGGAGTACCTTTCTTTAATGAAGGTATGCGCTAGTGCCTCTCTTATGTTAATTGTCGTTGCCAGACCAGGGTCTAAACGACCAGTGCCAGTCCTTACATCTTCAGCTTCTAATTCTAACGAAGACTCTTCCCAAAACTCCCCCTGGGGGGTGAGGATTGAGTCGAAGTGGTCGAAAGCTTCGAAAACTTCTTGGAAGCAATTTGTTACTCTCCGAAATCGGATTTCACGCCTTGCCAACAGGAAGGAAGGTTCAGGAATGGCTACCGAGTCGTCTTCGACGATTGCTCGGACTGTCTATGTGTGGGTTTCCCAACTCGCACATTGGGCAGAAGTGAAGAACCCTGGGACATACACTAGGTATTTTATACCTCTTGTACTTCACCTGATCAAGTTACTTCAAAATAATGGACAGATGGAAGCAGTCAAATATCTAAAGATATCGCTGTTCACATTGTACTCATATATTTCGGGTAACCCTCTCAAATCAACTGTACCGTTAGGTATTGGAATCCGCCTGAGCCATGGTTTACCATGCTCATGGGACAAAGACTTACGCCTTCTGATAAGGAAGGGCAAGATGCAACCTATTCGGATATTAGCTTCAGTGCTAAATCTTTATAGAGCTCTTGAGGCGCCTCATCCGGATTTCTCCGTTGAGACGATCCGTAAGCCTCATCCAGTAATGGATGGTCCACTTTGGGAAGAATTCCAGACTTTCTGTCGCCTTCATTGGCCAAAGAGTTTGGAAGGACACCTAGGTACTCCTTTACCCTACTTTCGGTACAAATCGGGGCTGTTTCACCTTATCGCATCAGCGGGTGCCAACGTCACAGGACCGGCCATGGCTGGTCTCTGTAGAGACGCGCGAGCATGGATCCTCCAGAAGGAGAACCATGTCGCTAATTGGTTTACCATGCATGATGATAAAGAGGCACTCAACCTACTGCATACTGCAGCAAGAGAGTTCCAATTTTCTGATGAGGCGGACAGCAAACCTAAGGATACCGAGGTTACTCCTAAGAAAGTGAATCCGGTCTTAGCTCGAATGAAAGCTGAAGCAGCCGCAAGTGGAATCTCAGTGAAAACTGGAAGACCACGAGCGGAGGTTCTGGCTGAACTTCTTGCCGAGATAGATGCACCTCTAGTAGAGAAACCTCCGTTGGGTAGTCAGCCTACGTTTACCAGATTCTTCTGGGGAACGCGGGACCGATTTTCCACAACTGGTATACCAAAGGATTATCCGAATGATGAGAAAGAGGGCGCGCATGCTCCCATATTGGGACGGTTACATGCTATAGATGAACCAGCGGGTAAAGTCCGGGTAGTAGCTATTACAGACTACTGGACCCAGGTTGCGATGAAACCAATCCACGAGCATTTATTTGCTTTGTTGAAAGGAATCAAGACCGACGCCACCTTCGACCAAACTGGTCGGGTGGATGAATACTTCAATTTGGGCTTAAGCCCTCATTGGAGCTTCGATCTAAAATCTGCAACTGACTTAATCCCTCTGGCGCTCTATAAAGAAGTGCTCACTCCTCTCTTTATTACTAAAGATGGGAGTTACTCTGAGGCCCGTGAGCTCATTGAGCTCTGGGCTAAAGTCTTAACGGATAGAGATTGGTTACTGCCTGACGGCAGTGGCTTTGTTCGGTATAATACCGGACAACCCATGGGAGCTCTATCTTCTTGGGCATCAATGGCTATGGTTCACCACGCACTAGTACAGTTTTCCGCCTGGAAGGCTGACTATAAGACGTGGTTCACGAGTTATCGTGTGCTAGGTGATGACGTGGACATCGCAAAATCTTCTGCGGTTGCAGACAATTATGTGAGTTCATGTTCGGCATTCAATATTATTATTGGAATGCTGAAGTCGTTGCGTTCTGAAAAGAACGTTTTCGAGTTCGCCAATCAACGTTTCATGCCGGAGGGCAACATCTCTCCTCTCTCATACAAGGAAGAGCTTCAAGCTCAGTCTTGGACGGGAAGGTTAGAGTTTGCTCGACGAATATTAACTAGATTCGGCACATCACTAAGAGACAAGGCATCTGCTCTCCTAAGGAAGGCAGCCACCGACGCACAGTGGAGAGTTCTCCACTCTGAGTTGGCAGGGCTCCGACCAGCAGTACTGAAAAGTCTGTTTGGTTTCTGTCTAGTGAATCCTTTCCAAAACTGGAAAGAGATCACGATAGATTCTTTAGTAACTTGGGTACTCCCAGTCTTGCATCAGCAAGGCTATACGGGGGTTTCCAAAGTTATGAATCAACCATCCAGACTTGAGCACTTTATGCGTGTCTTTACCTTGCAACTATTATTAGCTTTGCGAGAGCGACTCTTAAAGAGAATCGCCGCTGCTCCATCTCTTGACTTCATGTACAGATTTACTCGGTCGAAAGACCGAGAAATCATTGACACACCTATGTGTGAGTACATTGTCAATCACCTCCATTTACCACTCTATGGAGAGAGTGGCGCATCCGATAAAGTACCGCGCGAAGAATTAAATAGACTAATGTCCGGTTTCTACTCATCTAACGATGGTAGACCCGGATATTTAGCACTACACCCACGTCGAGCAAACCTTAACAGGAATGCAAAATTTACGGTTCTCTATGTTTTAGCATGTTTCTCTAAGAGAAATGCTGAAATACTATTAGAGCTCCGCAAACTCTTGAAATCTGTTGAATCAGAAATCAAGTACGTGGATCATAATTTTACGATGTATCTTGGGATGAAGGTCCGTAAGGAAATCTTCAATCCCTTTACTAAGGCGATTCAGCTTTGGGCTGATATATCTAACCTTAGCGATACAGTAGTTCCAGACTTTGGGAAACCAATGTCTGACTATTTCACCAAGGAGGAAGAGAAATCTCCCGCCACTGGTGTCTTCGCAAAGATACCTGTTATCAAGCCTTCAACGGAAGCTATTTCAGCTCCGATGTCGGCTCTCCAACTTGCGTTAGAAGAATGCTTTGGAGTACACGTCCCAGGGATTCCACTGATCCAGTTTACTGGAACAACGAATTCCAACAAAGGGAAATGGATGAGAATTATCTCTGCCGCCGGACGGAAGTTCCGTGAGGAACAACTAGTCCGAGAAGCGATCCATACGTTTACCGAAAACGCCTTACGGCGGTCTCGTTGGACGTCGCGTGGTGGTAGAGTTGAGATCCTCTAGGGTTAGAGGAGGATGTTACAGCTGTCACCGTAGTAATACGGTGCGCAGGGCTATGAGGGAGAACTCCGTAGGAGGGACCCCTCGCAGCAACTGTAAGGCTCACCTGGCTGACACCCAGAACTGTCTGGTTAGAGGGAACTAGTCCATAACTAGAGGTCCTTAAGGGATTAATTGTCGTTAAGCGCAAGCTACCTCCGCAGTCGCGAGCGGG